TTTAGAGAACTAAAAAAATTAGGTGCTGTGTCACCAAAAACAACATTAAAAGAATTTAAAGATATAATGAAAGCAACGTCATCTTCAAGAATTAAATCTAAAAAAGGTGGTACGATGAACCCTGGCTTAAAAGCATATATTGCTAAGAAAAAAAAGATGAAAATGAAAAGGGGTAAAAAATAATGACAAAACTATGTCCTAGAGGTAAAGCCGCAGCGAAGCGAAAATTTAAAGTATATCCTTCAGCATATGCAAACGCCTACGCAAGTAAAATTTGTGCAGGTAAAATTAAAGATCCCTCTGGTGTAAAGAGAAAAGATTTTAAAGGACGTAAACCAGCAGCTGATGGTGGATTAATTGTTGATGTAGACATGACAACAATGATGGAAGTGTAATGGCAAAAAACGGTTTAGATAAATGGTTCAAACAAAAATGGGTAGATATTGGGAGCAGAAAAAAAGATGGTTCCTTCGCAAAGTGTGGCCGTTCAAAACAAAAAGCGGATGCGAAGAGGAAGTATCCGAAATGCGTCCCACTTGCAAAAGCCACACGGATGACAAAAGGCGAAAGGGCGAGTGCTGTCAAACGAAAAAGAGCGGTAGCTCAGGGTGTGGGCGGTAAGCCAACTAACGTTAAAACTTTTACAAGAAAGAAAAAAAGTATGGGTGGATCAGCAGGTGAAAATTCCATGGTCCGTCAAGCACAAAAAAATTATATTGGAAGTTATGTTTCGGGAGACCTAGGTGGGGTACAAGTATCAAATCCCTCTTCTAGAAAATATTATTCTAACCCTGGGTTTAAGATGCCAAAAATATCATGATAGTAGAGAGAGTAACAATGGCTAAAGGTGGGATGCCACCTAGAAATAAAAAAAATTTTAGAGCAACTAAAAAAGGTGCGGGGATGACTGAAGCTGGGGTTAAGGCTTACAGAAGAATGAACCCTGGTTCTAAATTAAAAACAGCGGTCACTGGCAAAGTCAAACCAGGATCTAAAGCTGCTAAAAGACGTAAATCATTTTGTGCGAGAAGTGCAGGTCAAATGAAGAAGTTTCCTAAAGCTGCAAAAGATCCTAATTCAAGATTGAGACAAGCTCGTAGAAGATGGAAATGTTAATAAATTTATTTAAAAAAATTTTAGGATTAGATAAAATAGATCTTAGAATTAGAAGATTGGAAAGAGCTAAATACTGGAGAGAAAAATATGTCAAGAGATCCTAAAAAAGGAACGGGTAAAAAACCAAAAGGTTCTGGAAGAAGATTATATACAGATGAAAATCCTAAAGATACGGTTGGTATAAAGTTTGCCACTCCAACAGATGCAAGAAAGACTGTTGCAAAAGTTAAAAAAGTATCTAAACCTTTTGCAAGAAAAATACAGATCCTTACTGTTGGAGAACAGCGTGCCAAAGTAATGGGTAAAACCCAGGTTGCATCTATATTTAAAAAAGGAAAGGAAGCGATTAGAAAAAGTAGAAAGAAATAATGATTAATACCTATAATTTATTTGCTGTTCCTGTAACACATGGAAAAATTATTATTCAACATAATTTACATCAAAAGATAATTAAATATGTAGAAGAAAACTATGTGGCTAAAGATTTTGTATCTTGTAGAAATGGTTTTCAACAACATGAAAATTTCAACGGTAAAAAAGAATTAGATAATATTTTAAATAAATATTTTTTTAAAACCCTACATCTTAGAATAATACATGCTTGGCTAAATGTTTTGTCAAATAATAGTTATAATAGACCTCATTTTCATATGGGAGACAACGTATTTCAATCAGGTGTATTTTATTTATCTCGTGACAATAATAATATAAATTTTTTCAGAGACGGAGATACGTTTGAAATCACGCCTTCTCTTTATGATTATTTAGTTTTTCCACATAGTTTAGTACACTATGTTTTACCCGCGGAAAGAAATGATAAAAGAATTTGTTATGCTTTTAATTTAACCACTATAAAGGAGGAATAATGGACGAACTCACAATTGTAACTAAGTTACAGAAAATATTAAAAGGTGACTATCAAAATATTGGAGAGAGCATGATGTCTGGCACGGTTGACAACATGGAAAAATATAAGTATATGCTAGGACAAGCACATACGTGTTTAAAAATTTTACAGGAAATCTCTAACCTGCTAAATGAAAAGGAGCAAAAAAATGAAAAAGGAACAATCATCAAACTCGACACCAAAAGTTAAATACGCTTTAGCTGAAAAATACAAAGAAGAATCTAAAAAAAAACGTCAAGAAGAAGTTGACGGTTATGAACGTTTAAAAACTAAAGAGGCTTCAAAATTACCTGCACCCACTGGTTGGAGAATGTTAATTCTGCCATTTAAGATGAATGAAAAAACTAAGGGTGGTTTATATCTTGGACAAGATACTTTAGAGAGACAACAAGTAGGTTCAACATGTGGTCTTATCTTGGCAATGGGTCCAGATTGTTATGGTGATAAAGAAAAATTTCCAGAAGGTCCTTGGTGCAAGAAAGGTGATTGGGTAATCTTTGCACGTTATGCAGGATCAAGAATTCAAATTGACGGGGGTGAAGTACGTTTGCTGAATGACGATGAAGTGTTAGCTACTATAGATAACCCCGAAGATATACTTCATCAATACTAATCATAGATAGGAGAATACTATGCCAGACGAAGAAAAGAAAACAGTAGATCTTGATACTTCAGGTCCAGCGATGGATGTAGATGTCCCTGAAACCCCTGAAGCAGGAGTTGTAGAGGAAAAAGAAGTAATTAAAGAAGAGCCTACTGTCAGACCTGTTGAAGAAACTTCAACAGAGGTAAAAACAACAGAAAGCGAAAAAGCCGAACTTAAGAAAGACGATAAAGAATTAGAACAATACTCTGACTCAGTTCAGAAAAGAATATCAAAACTAACTAAGAAATGGAGAGAGGCTGAACGTCAAAAAGATGAAGCAGTTTCTTATGCAGCTAGAATTTTAAAAGATAAAAAATCTAGTGATGCAAAACTTTCTAAGTTACAACCAGATTATCTTTCTGTAACAGAAGACGGTATTAAAAATGGTATGGAAGCCGCTCAAGCTAAATTAATGTCAGCAAGAGAAGCAAATGATGTAAAAGCAGAATCAGATGCGTTGGCCCAAATATCAGAATTTGGATATAAAAAAGCTAAACTTGAGGAAGCAAAAACTGCACAAGAGGCTTTTGAAAAACAACAAACGGAAAAGAAACCTTCTGAACCTGTAGCTCCAATGAGCCAGGCGCCAGTTAGACCAGATCCTAAAGCTGAAGCATGGAGTGAGAAAAACACATGGTTTGGTCAGGATAATGCTATGACTTATACGGCGTTTGATCTACATAAAAAGCTAACAGAACAAGAAGGCTATGATCCATCGAGTGACGAATACTATGCCGAAATTGACAAAAGAATAAGACTTGAGTTTCCGCATAAATTTGCTAATAATAGTGATACAGGAGAAAATACACGATCTGCTCCAGTACAAACAGTAGCTTCAGCGAAGCGAAGTACTAAAACTGGTCGCAAAACTGTGAGGCTCACACCATCGCAGGTAGCTATCGCTAATAAATTAGGTGTGCCACTTGAAGAATATGCGAAACAATTAAATATCACGAAGGAGGTATAAGCATATGAGTACAGATAAAAAAACTTCCCGTGCGAGCCAGACTCGAGAAAAGGAAACTCGAAAAAAAGTTTGGACTCCACCATCAGCATTAGATGCACCCCCTGCGCCTACAGGTTTTAGGCACAGATGGATAAGAGCCGAGAGCGTTGGATTTCATGATACAAAAAATGTATCTGGAAGAATAAGATCAGGATATGAATTAGTTAGATCTGACGAATATCCAGATTCAGATTATCCAATAGTAGAAGACGGCAAATACAAGGGAGTGATCGGTGTTGGCGGCCTAGTGCTCGCTAGGGTACCAGAAGAGATCGCGCAACAACGACAAGACTATTATGCTAATCAGCATAAAGAAAAAGTTGAAGCAATGGACAACGATCTTATGAAGGAAGAGCACCCAAGCATGCCTATCGATATCGACAGGCAATCGCGTGTTACTTTTGGTGGCTCAAAGAAATCCTAATTAGGAATTCATAAACCATCGAAGAACAATTAACCCGATGCTTCGGCATCATAATAGGAGGACTCTATGGCTAGAGCAAATAAAGATAGTGCCTTTGGTCTAAGACCAATTGGTAAGATCGGACAGAATAGAGACAACCAGGGTTTAAGTGAGTATTCTATCACAGCAAATGATAGTACTACGATCTTCTTTCAAGACGCGGTTTCAGCAACAGCAGCAGGTACAATTCACCACGCTGCAGCTTCTGAAGCTTTCTTGTTAGGTTCACTCAATGGTGTCTTTTATACTGACCCGACAACAAGTAAGCCTACGTTCGCAAATCATTACTCGCAAGTAAATGCGGCTGATATTTCGGCGTTCGTAGCAGATGATCCGTACGAAAGATTCGAGATCCAGTCTAACAAAACTACTGCACACACGCAGTCAGACATTTTCCAAAACTGTAATATGGAAATGACAGCTGGAGACTCTGCGAACTTTGTTTCAAAATCTGAAATAGATATCGCAGGTGGTACGACTACTGGTACGGCTCAACTAAAAATAACAGGTGTATCGAATGATATTGATAACAGCAACTTAACTCACGCAAGTGGTCACGTTAACTTTGTTGTTATGATCAACGAGCACTTATACAATGCTAAAAATAACGGCATATAATAGCGGAATAGGAGATTAAATTATGGCTATATCAAGAGGACAACTAGTTAAAGAACTAGAGCCAGGTTTGAACGCACTGTTCGGCTTGGAATATAAACGTTATGAGAATCAGCATGCTGAGATATATGTAACAGAAACTTCAGACAGAGCGTTCGAAGAAGAAGTTATGTTATCTGGTTTTGCAAATGCATCAGTTAAACCAGAGGGTTCTGGCGTAGTTTTTGACAATGCTCAAGAAACTTACACAGCTAGATACACTATGGAAACTGTTGCGCTAGCGTTCGCGATCACTGAAGAAGCGATCGAGGATAACTTGTATGACAGACTTGCGTCTAGATATACAAAAGCATTAGCTAGATCCATGGCAAATACTAAACAAATAAAAGCAGTTGACCCATTATTAAATGGTTTACCTTCAGTGGGAACTTTCACATCTGGTGATGGTTCTTCATTGTTTGCAACAAACCACCCAACAATAGCGGGAACTGTTTCAAATACGTTGACTACACAGGCGGACCTTAATGAAACTTCATTAGAGCAATCTCTTATTGACATTGCTAAAATGACTGATGAGAGAGGTTTGAAAATTGCAGCAAGAGGAGTTAAAATGATTGTTCCTTCGGAGAATCAGTTTAACGCTGAGAGATTAATGAAATCTCAAGGTAGAACTTCAACAGCTGACAATGATATCAACGCAATCGTTTCTATGGGAATGGTTCCTCAAGGATACAGAGTGAACAATTTCTTAACTGATCCAGATGCGTTCTATCTAATCACTGATGTACCAAACGGTATGAAGTATTTCGAGAGAACACCTATCAGAACAGCGATGGAAGGTGACTTCGATACTGGAAACGTAAGATACAAAGCTAGAGAGAGATACAGATTTGGTGTCTCTGACTACAGAGGTATCTTTGGCGTTGAAGGTGCGTAATACTTAAAAATTTAAGGCGGGACACAATCCCGCCTTATTTTAAAACTAGAAAGAAAAAATGCACCCTAAACAATTCAGAGTACAAATTTATGCATATCAGTATCGTGCTGATTTTGTTATATCTTCCTTAGACGGTCCCTTAGATATCGAAAATGCCATAGTTGACAAACTAGGAAAAAAAGATATAAAATGGGAATATCTTGGAGAAATGATGAATCCCAAGATTAAAAGAATAACCTATGAGGAGGTTATGAATGGAGAAAATGATGTTACATCTACAAGACCTTTACAAGAAAAAGAGGGGTCTGGATCTTCAGTGGGAGCAGGAACATCTCAAGGAGGGTAGGTATACCCTTAATATGGTTAAGATTGATAGACAAGTCAAAGAAGTTCTTACCCATATAAAAACTGCAGAAGCTAAAAAAGAGCATCTGCAAAATAAAATTGAGGAAGTAGCTCCACAAGTTTCCGTAGCAACTTAAACAAAAAGCTACATCGTTGGAAAATTTCTATCCGCACTACAGGCTCTCTTGCACTCTATCTAAAACTAGTATATAAATTAATTACTATACAATTAATAATGATATATAGACGAGTATAGTCGACGGCCTAGAGACTATATATCTTAACTAGGAGGATACAATCATGGCAGGAACACACTTTAGAAATCCAATAATGTTTGCTGGATTAGCTAATAACACTAAATGGTTTAAGGATTTACCAGTAGACAACAATCCTAACTACATATGTTATAAAGACGATTTTATTTATAACACTTTACCTTCAGCAGAATGGTCAACATCTATTGCAGATGCTGGTGCATCAGCTGGTATATCTAATGAAGTAGGTGGAGCAGTAACTTTAACATCTGCTAACACTACGGACAACAACGGTCTGGCTTTAGTAAAAACTGCTAACACTTTTCAAGCTGTTGCAGAAACTAGAGACAGTTCTAACGCGGTCACTAACCCAGGTACAATTATTTGGTACGAGGCGAGAATTCAAAACAATGACGCTAACGCTACTGACTATGGTACTGGATTAGTTGAAACTTTTACTGGAAGTTCTGGATGGAGATCTGCAAACAGAATCTCTATTGAGTCTAACAACGGTGAACAGTTTTACAGATTTGTAACTAAAAATGCGGATGGCACAAATCAAGTTCAATACACTGCATACACTATCACTGATAGTGCTTATGACACCGTAGGGTTTAGAGTAGATAAAGCTGGAAAAGTTGAGTTTTTTGTTAACAGAGTTTTAGCAGCAACTGTTACATCAAATATTAACACTGATGATATGCAAATGTTTGCAGCTTCAGTATCAGCTTCTGCTTCTGGACAGAGAGTAACAAAATTAGATTACATTAGTGCAACTCAGAACAGAAATGCTTCTGAACTTATTGGTAATATCTAATAAATAATTAACGGGGACTCGACTTGTTTAGAAGAGTCCCCTAAGAATTAAGGAGAAGAATATGCAAACATTTGGAAGCACTGGTGACATTTCTAACGCAAATGTGACTACTGAAAACAAAGTTGTAAAAACTGGAAGAACAAGAGCTTTAGGTGTTGTGTTAAACACAACTGCTGCCTCAGGAGATTTTCATTTGAAAGATGGTGGAGCTGCAGGGACAGTAAAATTTAAATATAAAACAAGTGGAACTGCATCTGCAGGTAGTCCAATTGTAATTAATTTCCCTGGACCTATTTTGTTTGAAACAAATCTAACAGTTGCTTTTACTACTGAACACGTAACAGTTTGCTCTGTATTTTATAACTAGGAGGCAAAGTGGCTTTTTCAGGCACAAGTACATTCGAGAAATTTCTCTCGATAGATGATATTATTACTGAAGCTTTTGAAAGATTAGGATTCTTTGATTATTCAGGAAATGATTTAAGATCTGCAAGACGTTCTTTAAACATAATGTTTCAAGAATGGGACAACAGAGGTCTGCATTTTTGGGAGGTAGCACGAACCGCTATTAGTTTGGTAGAAAATCAAAATGAATATACAATATTTAGATCTCCATCTGATGGAAATGCAAATGGTATAACTACCACTTTATCATCAGGAATTACAGATTCAGCCACTACAATTCCAGTAGCATCAACTAAAAATATGAACGCCACTGGTAAGATAAGAATTAATTCTGAAGTGATAACATATACTTCAATTTCAGGTAATAACATTTTATGTTCAGCCTCTGATCGAGGAGCTGACGGTACAACCGCTGCATCTCATGCTTCTGGTGATGCTGTGACTAATTTTGTGGATATGGTTTCGGATATTTTGGAAGCTAGTTATAGAAATTCAAGCGACGTGGACACACCACTTTCAAAAATTAATAGATCTCAGTATCAAGCTTTTTCAAATAAAAGTTCTACTGGCCAACCATCACAATATTTTGTTCAAAGATTTATAGATAAAGTTACAGTAACTTTATATCTAACACCAGGTAATACACAAGCTGGTGAATATTTATATTTCTATTATGTTAAAAGAATTCAGGATGCAGGTAAATACACAAACGAAGCAGATGTTGTTAATAGATTTGTGCCATGTATGTGTGCAGGTTTAGCTTATTACATGGCTATGAAAAAAGCACCGCAAAGAACACAAGAAATGAAATTAATTTATGAGGATGAAATACAAAGGGCATTAGCAGAAGATGGTTCACCTGCTAGTGTTTACATTTCACCTAAAACTTATTACCCAGAGATATAATGGCAAAATTTGCAAAAGGAAAATACGCATTAGCAATTTCAGATAGAAGTGGTCAAGCATTTCCGTGGAGAGAAATGGTTACAGAATGGAATGGAGCTTTTGTGCACATTACAGAATATGAACGTAAACAACCACAGCTGGAGCCAAAACCTTTTGTTGCAGATCCTCAAGGATTAGAGCAAGCAAGACCTCAGCGTTTTGATTTAAACACTGGTGGTGGAGGAGGAATTATTGCTGATTTAACTCTACCTGGATCTTTTTCTTTTCAAGATCAAAGTAATAATTCTATGGTGCCAGAAAATCCATCTGATATAAATAGAAGAAGAGAAGCAAGTTTAACTTTAGGAGATGTAGCGGTAACAATATCATGACATATACAGAATTAGTACAAAAAATTAGAGACTATACGGAAGTTACTAGCACAGTTTTAACTGATACTATTGTGAATGGTTTTATTGAAAATGCAGAATTTAGAATTTTAAGAGATGTAGATTCTGATAATAACAGAAGATACGTAACTGCTCAAATGGTGGCTAGTCAAAGATTTATAGATACCCCTCAAAATCTATTGGTAATTAGATCTGCTCAAATAGTAGATTCCGCAGGGGTTGGAGTGGCTAATGACAGGGATTTTTTACAATATAGGGATACTAGTTTTATGTCAGAATTTAATAATCTAGGAGTTCAAGGAACCCCTAAATATTACAGCAACTGGGATGAAGATACAGTAGTTGTAGCCCCTACACCTGATCAAACCTACACAATACAATTAAATTATATCTTGAAACCAGATGGATTATCTAGTACAGTTTCTACTACATATTTAAGTTTGAATTTTCCCAACGGACTTTTGTATGCATGCCTGGTCGAGGCATATGGTTTTTTAAAAGGGCCAAATGATCTCTTGCAATTGTACGAAGGAAAGTATAAACAAGTGGTAGAAGGCTTCTCAATAGAACAAATGGGAAGAAGAAGACGAGATGAATATCAAAGTGGTGTTCCTCGTATAGGTAAATAGGAGATAAACATGGCAATAACACAAGCAATTTGTAATGCGTTCAAGAAACAACTACTAGAGGGTGATGCTAATTTTTCAAGCTCAAGTGGTGACAAATTTAAGATAGCTCTTTATACTTCTTCAGCGACTCTAAACTCAGCGACAACTTCCTTCACTACTACTAACCAAGTAGCAAACTCAGGACAATATACTTCTGGTGGAGGAGCACTTGTAAACTTAGCAACTTCAATAACAGCTGGTGTAGCAAGAGTGGACTTTGCAGATAGATCCTTTACTGGAGTCACTATAACTGCAAGAGGAGCATTAATCTATAATACATCATCTGCGGTAACAAACGCATCTGTATGTGTTTTAGATTTCGGTGGAGATAAAACAGCTACTTCAGGCGTATTTACAATTCAGTTTCCAGCACAGACTTCAACAGCAGCGATTCTAAGGATCTCTGGTTAATCGTAGGGGGTAAACTCCTATGAGTGGATCAGGAACTTGGAGTGCTGGCTTTTGGGGCCAAAACCAATGGAATGATTTAGCAAATCCGAGCTTTACAGTTACGGGTATTGCCCTTACTGCAACCTTAGGGGATGAGTCAACTGTTGGTGAGATTAATGTAGGTTGGGGTAGAGCCAACTGGGGTGATTTTGCTTGGAACATTGCTGGTAACGTTCTCCCCACAGGTCTTCCTATAACAGGGGCTTTAGGTAGCCCAACAATTCATATTGATGTAACTGCCACCACTTCAACAAACAACGGTCAATTAATGACCGCTAGTCTTGGAACTACCACTAACATCGATATTCAAACAAAAGTATTTCCAACTGGTCTCCCTTTAACAAGTGCATTAGGAGTTGCTGATGCTGGTCCTGATGCAATGGCTACAGGTATTGCAATGTCCATGGGACTTGGGACTGTTGAAGCGTTTAACCAAACAGGTTGGGGCAGACAACAATGGAACGTAAATGCATGGGGAGTCGAAGGCCAGTTTGCCACTGCAGCTGTAACTGGAATAGCCATGACAGCGGCGGTGAGTGCACCACAAGCTGTTAAAGGTGATGCAAATTTACAATTAAATACTCTAAACGTAGCTCAAGTAACTCTTGGTAATGTAGATCCAGCTCCAGATGCAATGATCATTGGAGAAGCCATGACTGCATCTTTAGGAAATGCATTGGGTATTATTAATTACACCGATATTCCTACAGGTATTGCAATGACTGCCACTTTAGCTAGTGTCACAGCTGTTCCAAGTCAAGAAGTAGATGTAACAGGCATAGGCATGAATGCTCAATTAGCTAGTGTGACAGCTGTTATTCACGTGGATGTTTCAGTGACTGGTTTAGGGTTGACTATGAACCAAGGAAATGGTAATGCTCTAATCTGGAACGAAGTTAATACAGGTTCAGCACCTATAGATCCTCCAGGTTGGCAAGAGGTGGCTGCATAATGAGTTTGACACAAACTCTTATTTTTAATAAAATGAATACACAAGGAACAAAATATGGCGAATTCAACATCTGCTAACCTAAAACTTACAGTTCAAGCAACTGGCGAAAATTCAGGAACTTGGGGACAAATTACAAATACTAATTTATTAATTTTAGAACAAGCGATTGGTGGCTTTACAACTTTTAACGTAACCAACGCTAATAGAACTTTAACATTCTCTAATGGTGCATTATCAAATGGTAAAAATATAGTTATTAAATTAACAGGAACTCTTGCAGCAAATAGAACAGTTAGTATACCAGATTCAATAGAAAAGACTTTTTTAGTTCAGGATGCATGTGATCATGCGGGAAATACTTTAACTTTTAAAACAGCATCTGGAACGGGTGTTCTTTTATGTGAAGGTAATTGCTACAATTTATATTCTGATGGGACTAATATTGAAAAAGTAAACGAATACAGAAAATGGAGAGCAGTATCTGCGGCTGAAACAGTCCAAGCAGGTGCAAAACTTTTAGTAAATACAAATGGTGGAGGAGTTACAATTACACTTCCAGCGTCACCAGCTACTGGAGATGAGGTCCATTTTGTAGACCAAGGTTATGATTTTAATTCTAACGCATTGACTGTCGGTAGAAATTCTTCTAATATAGCTAACGCGGCAGCGGATCTTGTTGTTAATACACAAGGAGCAGCTTTTGGATTAGTGTTCTCAGGAGACGCTACAACAGGATGGACTTACACGGAGAAATAATATGGCAAATTACGAAGCAACAAAATACGATTTTTCAGGGGCAAATCTTACAGGTATCGAGGGAATTCCCACAGCTACTATTGTGCCGTGGTCTTCATCTTCTGTACCAACAGGTTTTTTAGAATGTGACGGAGCAGCAGTTTCAAGATCAACTTATTCTGCATTATTTGCTATTGTAGGTACAACTTATGGAGCTGGTGATGGCGCCTCTACTTTTAATTTACCTGATTTACAGGATAACGTAGCAGTTGGAAAATCTGGAACTAAAGCTTTAGCATCAACTGGAGGAGCTAATACTGTCTCATCTGGTGGAGCTGTGAGCACTAGCATTTCAGGGACAGTGGGTGGTTCGACAGCTAACGCTACTTTATCAACAAGTCAACTGGCTTCACACAACCACAGTTTTACAAGACTTAGTAATGCGACCAACCCAGGTAGCAATATACCTGCGAATCAGACAGGTCCCACAACTCAACAAAACGTTAATAATACAGGATCAGGGACAGGTCACTCACACAATATGAGTGCAACTTTTTCAGGGACTGCTAGTAGTACTTTTTCAGGCACCGCAACTTCAGTTGTTCAACCTTATATAGCAATAATTTACATAATTAAGACATAGGAGAAAAAATGGCAACTAACGCAAATTGGACAATAGTATTTGAAGACAAATGTATTATTAAAAATCATGCAGAAGGTGCTTCTGAAGGTATTGGCTACGTAATTGACGATAATTCTTTTTGGTCTCAATCTAAATTTTCTAATATTTGGGCTGTTCAATATGGAACATCTAATCCAACTGATGCAGTGGAATACAGAGATGGGACTCCTCACTCTACGTGGGAGGATGCAAACCTAGGTGAAATTTCAGACTTTACTACTAAATGGGATTCTGCACACTTAACTAAGTTACAAGAAGACTGGGATAATGACGTAAGAGAAGAATCTGAAAAAGGCTCAAGACCTACATCATATTCATCGTAACATTAACCAAGAAGTTAAAATATATTTTTCACCAGATAAAGGTGGATTACCTCTGTGAAGATATGGAAAAGCAGCTGGCCATATAACAATTCTACCTTTTTTTGGTTTTACTCTTTTTGAAAAATGTAAAAACTCTGTCTCACCACCTTCTTCAACATCGTTTAAATAAACTGTATAGGCAAAAGCCCTACCCTCATTCTCCATACCACGATTATGTTCTATATGCCAAACGTGATATCCTTGTGTGGGTAAAGTTTTTTGAATTTTTAATGTAGTATAAAAAAATTTTTCTTGACTATACGCTGCAGCAGCCCCTGTATTTTTTTTATAATGGTGCCATGCTAAATCAAAATTATATACTAAGGATTTTAAATCCTCCCACCAAATATCCATATTATAACCCCCGCCAAAAAATTGTCGATCTTGTATCGTGGTTATTGATCTATTCTCCAACTGCATTCTATCAATGGTATTTTTAAATTTATGTTGATCTTCAAATAAACTGATAGCTTTATCACATTCTTCTTTGGTTATATAATTGTCATATACACCAATAAAATTTTCTATATTTACATTTTTTACTGCAGCCATGCTACTATACTGTACCTTGTTCCTTTCAATATTGGTTCAATTGTGTGAGGATATAAAAAATTACTTGGAAAAAAAACGATAGAATTTTTTTGTAATTTTATTCTTTTAATTTCTATCTCTTTTTGATCTGTAAACACTAAATTTCCTCCTTTATAATTATCATTTAAATTTATTATAACACTTAAACATCTAGTTGTCGTGCTAAAATGATCAATGTGTACTTCGTATTTTCCACCTACACGGTATTTTAATAAATCAATTTGATTTATTTTATTGCTACTCATTTTTGGAAATTTAATTGTGTAATAAACATATAGCCTCTCTATTTCTTTTTTTATTAAGTTCCAATAAAACTCATTTCTAGGAGTATCAAAGTTTAATTGATATCCCTTTACGTTTCTGACTTTTTTATTTATTAGCTCATCACCCTCTGAACCAACTTTAAGATTTTTTTTTGCTTTTTTATCTATCAGCGAAATTATTTTTTTCGAAAAATCAGGGTTTACTATATTGTTTAATGAAACAATAGCTTCTAAATGGTCCATAATTATGTTACTTTCATTCTCTAAAAAACTACTATATAAGGCATTATATGCTACAAAAATTAAATTTCAAGGCTGGTTTTAACAAACAAGACACGGAATCAGGGGCTGAAGGTCAATGGACAGACGGTGACTTTGTTAGATTTAGATATGGATTACCAGAAAAAATAGGTGGATGGTCACAATTAACTGCAGCTTCTAAAACTCTTCCAGGAGCAGCAAGAGCTCAAGTTGCTTTTTCTAGTTTTGCTGGTGAAAAATATGCAGCTATAGGAACCTCTCAGGGTTTGTTTTTATATTATGGAAATGCTTTTTATGATATCAGTCCTTTAGATACAGCAATTACAGGATGTACTATTACCACTGTAAATAACTCAAACGTTGTTACAATTAACAAAGGATCTCATGGACTAGCAGTAGGAAGATATATTACTTTATCCGCTGTAACAGTGACTGGAGCCAGTGCATTTACAGCTGCAGATTTACAAAAAACTTATGAAATATTAACCGTACCTGATATTGATAAATTTACAATACAAGCAGCTAGCGTGGAAACAGGTTCTGGAATGACTGCTGCTGGAGCTGCAACAGTTAACCCTTATGTTATCGTAGGACCAACCATACAAACAGGGGGTTATGGATGGGGTACATCTGCGTGGAACGTTGAAACCTGGGGCACAGAACGATCTACAGGTTCAGTAACTCTAGGCGCAGGTAACTGGAGTCTTGATAATTTTGGTGAAGTTTTAGTTGCAACAATATTTAATGGTGAAACTTTTACGTGGGATGCAGGGGCCGCAAGTCCTAGAGGTAATCGTGCATCTAAATCAACCACAAATTTTCAAACCACAAATAATCCAACTGCTACCAGATTTACATTAGTATCTGATAGAGACAGACATTTATTTCATTTCGGAACGGAGACGACTATTGGTGACACCACCACACAAGATCCTATGTTTGTAAGATTTTCTAATCAAGAAGATCTAAATACTTACGCTCCCACTACCACAAATACAGCTGGAACTTTTAGATTGGATACTGGTAATGAAATTAGAGCAGCTCTTCAAGGTAAAGATTATGTCTTTGTATTAACTGATCTTGCTGCGTACGTAATACAATTTGTTGGTCCACCATTTACTTTTTCTGTAAGACAGGTTGGTACAAACTGTGGGTGCATAGGTCAACATGCAGCCTCTTATGTTAATGGAGCTGTATTTTGGATGGGAACACAAGGAGGGTTTTTTGCATACGACGGAACAGTTAAATCTTTACCATCTCTTGTTGAAGATTTTGTTTTTACAACTGATGGAACTAACTTGGGATTAAATTTTGGTTCTAGTGATGTTATATTTTCTGGATCAAATAATTTGTATACAGAGGTTAATTGGTTTTATCCAAAAAGTGGATCTGATCAAATTGATAGATGTGTAACTTATAATTATTCAGAAAATTGTTGGACTACTTCTTCTTTAGATAGAACGACTTATCAAGATCAAGGGGTATTTGAAGTGCCTTATGCAACTGATTATGGAAACACCCTTACCCCTGTTTTTCCAGAAATATTAGGGATAACTAATAAATACGGAGCTAGTATTTATTATGCTCATGAAGTAGGAAACGACCAAGTTAATAACGCGGGCACAACCGCCATATCTGCATTTATTAGATCTGGAGACTATGACATAACTTCTAGAAGAAGTGCTTTGGGCCAAGCAACTGGTGTAGCTGATTACAGAGGAGATGGAGAGTTTATTATGTCTGTTAAAAGATTTATACCTGATTTTAAATACCAAGAGGGAAATGCTAAAATAACTCTTTTTGTTAGTGATTTTCCTGATGACACCCCAGTTAGTTCCCCACTTGGACCCTTTACAGTTACATCAACAACTGATAAAGTAGATACAAGAGCAAGAGGAAGATTAGTGTCTCTTAGAATAGAAAATGACTCAACGGGCGAAACTTGGAGATATGGAACTCTTAGATTAGATGCTCAACCAGATGGAAGAAGATAATGGCAAATACTTTATTTGATTTAGCACAACAATATTTACAACAAGGTTTACCTGATATAACAGGTATCTTTCCACCACCAGTAGCAACTAAACTACCAGTACCCTCTATGTTACCAGTGATGCCTGTATCAGAACAACCCGTTGGTATAGAAGCATTGTTTCCAATGAAAGGACCTCCTAGAGATGATTTCCCTGAAGGAACAGGAGGCCCGTTTGGTGATTTAGATTTAAGTGATGTAAAAACTGTAACTAGAAATGTTTATACTAAACTAGCTCCAGGCAGATTTGATTTTGTTCCAACTGAAATAGAAGCATATAAAAATTTGAGAACAGGAGCATATCAAACTGCAGATGGTAAAAATGTAGATGCAACCTTTACTGATATCCCTGGAGGGGTTTTAAGCATGTTGTCTAATGTTTTTGATCCAAGACAAATTGGTGCAGCGTATCCACTTGGTAAAATACAAGGAGGTTATACAAACTTAGCTAGTCTATTAAAGGGTGAAAAAAATCCTACTAATTTAATAACAGCAGCAAGACAAAGATTAATAGATCAAGGCTCACAAATTAAAGAAGAGTTTGGAGGTGCAGGAGAGTTTCCTACCGACCTAACACCTAAAGAACCTAGAAGAAGTTTAGATCCAAGGTTTGATTTTGAAGATCAATCTTATGAAGGTGGAAAAGGTGGAAAAGGAGGATCAGGGGGTGGTGGCGGATTTGGAGCTGCAGACTTTGGACCTGCTGAGGGTGAATTTGCAGGTTTATAATGGCTAAGATAACTAACTACATACCTGAGCCTAAACCAGAGTATGAGGTGGATAATCAAAGACAAATTATTGAATCTTTAACCACTATGAAACAACAACTTAATTTTTCTTTTCAACAAGATTTAAAGAACGAACAAGACGCTTTTAATTATTTCATGTCATGACAATACAATATAAGAACCAAGGTTTTAAACAAGCTGATGTAAACAAAGCTACAGTGCTTACTTGTCCTAGTGATGGGGCAATCATAGTTAAAAGTATATATTGTGTAAACAATGATGCATCATCAGGTATTTTGGTAAATATGAATTTAGTTGATTCATCTGATTCTAGCACTGAATATGAATTTTTTAGAGATGAGGTAGCAGCTAAATCACAAGTAAATGCCACACCTCAAGGCTTGAATTTAGAAGCAGGCGATGCTATAACAGTACAAGCAGCAACAGGTAGTAATAAAATACAAGGTGCTATAAGTTATGCTTTAATAAATAGAGAGAATGAAAACGGATAATACTATAAAGATAGACTGTACTACAATAACTACTTATAGGAACACAAAGACAGGTGAGACTTCTTCAGAAAAAATAGAAGGACCTGATATTGTTCAGGACGTCACTGTGCAAGTTACTAATAAGGGTTTACAAGTATTTCAGAAAGTAATGAATGATAATAAGAAACCAAAACCCTAAAGGTGGAACAGAACTACAATTCGAATATTTAAGAAAATATGTCGATAATAATTTATTAGATCAAGTGCAAATTTGCACTTCGGTTCCAGAAAAAATACCTTTGCATCCAACCAAACCAAATATTCTTTGGCAAAAAAATTCTTATGATCAGCCTAATCTGGCCCCTTGGTTTAGTAACTCTGCTAATCATGATAAGTATGATTGGTATGTATTTAATTCTCATTGGACATACGAAAAATATAGATATCACTTTAATATTCCCACACATAAATCGGTAGTTATAAAAAATGGTATAGATAAAATAGAACCTTCAAAGCCTTATAATAAAGGTGATCCTATAAGAATAATTCATCAAAATACACCTTGGCGTGGTTTATCTGTTCTATTAGGAGCCATGCAATTAGTTAAGAATCCTTTAATAACTTTAGATGTTTATTCTTCTACCGAAGTTTATGGAAAAGACTTTTACGATCAGAGTGATAAATATTATAAAGAACTTTACGAACAAGCAGAGGCTTTACCCAATGTAAACTACATAGGATACAAGCCTAATAGATACATAAAAGAAAATTTAAAAAATTATCACATGTATGTATATCCTAGCATATTTGAAGAAACGTTCTGCATATCTCTATTAGAGTGCATGGCAGCTGGTCTTTATTCTATCATAACTGATTTTGGTGCGTTGTATGAGACAGGAGCAGAGTTTCCAATGTATGTTCCCTATGATAATAACTACCAAGCTTTAGCTCAAAAATTTGGGTTTGCAATTGAACAAGCAGCTAAAACTATACACACAGAACAAATTCATGCCCATTTAAATTCACAATCTAATTATGCTAATATTTATTACAATTGGAATAAAATAGGTAATCAATGGCAAACATTTTTGAAAGGAGTTTTAGATGCAAGATCCAACTAAACCTATATGGTTTGATAACAGTGAAAATGATACATCAATTACTACGATTGATTTAGGAACATCACCCCACAAAATTATGGTTTGTACCCCAGTGCACAGCGATGTTTCTATGCACTATTGTCAAGCTGTTTTAAAGTTTCAACAAAAGTGTTTACAAAAAAATATATTAGTTAGTTTTACATTAATGAAATCATCTTTGGTCACTCAAGGTAGAAATCTATGTGTAGCTGAAATGTTAAATCATAAAGATAATTATACTCATTTATTGTTTATTGATTCAGACATTGATTTTGATTTTTTTACAATTGAAAAAATGTTAGCAGCTGACAAAGATGTTATATCTTGTCCATATCCAATGAAATCTTTTAATTGGGACAAAGTATGGCAAGCTAGACATCAGGCCAAATCAGCAGATGATCTTAAAAAACCTGGATATACATTCCCTTTAAAACTAAGCGATCAAACTAACATAGACTCAAATAATGGAGTTGTAGAGGTAACCCATGCTCCAACAGGATGTATGTTAATTAAAAGAAAAGTATTAACGGATATGATTAAAAAATATCCAGAACTAGAGATTTATCAACCTACTAATATAAATGGAAAAGAGGTTAAAAAAGAAAACTTTTTTAATTTTTTCGATACTCTTCATGAGACCGATACCAAAAGATATTTTGGTGAAGACTTTGGTTTTTGTCAAAGATGGACGGATATGGGGGGCAAAGTCTTTGTTTATATCATGGATTATATTAATCATGTGGGTGAATATCAATACTATGGTAGATTTTTTGATAACTTAAAACCTGTTGACGATAGTAAAAAAATCAAATAAAGTGTGATATTTCAGGATTAGTACGCCTGCCTTTAACTTAAATTTAGACAACATTATGGCAATATCACGGATGCAAGAACCCAGACAACTATACGGATTAGGAAGCTTAGTAAAAAGCATAGGTAAAGGTGTTAAAAAGTTTATTAAATCACCTTTGGGTAAAGCAGCTATTTTAGGTATAGGGGCCTTTGGTTTACCTGGAGGAGCCTTTGGTATGAAAGGTTTTTTACCTACAAATTTAAGAAGTTTAAGTGGAATAGGTTCGGCGATATTTAGCGGAGGCTCTGCACCAACTGGAGGTGAGGGATTTTTAGGAGGTCTCATAGGTAAGGTACCTGGTGGTGGTTTTACTGTTGGAGCGATAGGAAGTATCTTAGCTGCATCAGGTATGGATCCTGAAGAAATAGAAGCTACTAAAAGAGATCCAGAAAAATTAAAAATTTATTTAAAAGACTATTATAGAAAAACTAATCCCGATAAAACTGAAGCAGAGGTAGAAGAGTTTGTACAAACTAATATATCTGAATATGCTACGGGTGGTAGAGTTGGTTTTGCAGAAGGTAAAATGCCTTTTCCAGAAGAAGAGTTTAAAAAATTTTTACAAGAAAAAGGTGAGTTTGAAAAAATGAAAAATCAAAATCAAATGATGCAAGAGTTTTTACAATACTTAAAAAGAAATAAACCCATAGCTGTAAAGGATGGTGGTCGTATAGGTTTAAAAGACGGTTATAATGAGAAGAGTGAATTAGAAAAAAATATCTTTTTACAAGGAGGAGAATCTTTAAAACGTTTATTAATGAGCAAAGAAGAAAAAAAGAAAGATAAAGAAAAGATAAAAGAACAATTAAGAGAATTAGGAATATTAAGAAAGGCTGATGGCGGTCGTATAGGTTTAAAAGATGGTCCAAAAAAATACATGTTTAATGAAGTATTAAGAGAACCTAAGTCTGATCTTGAAAGAGCTTCTGTAGGAAACCCAGGTACAAAAGAAATGTATAGATCTGAGATATTAAAAATGTTAGCTGAGAATAGAGACGAAGCTAAAACTAAAATACCTATGAAACAAAAACCATTTAAACCTGATCTTGAAAAAATTAAAAAACTTATTGAAAAAAAGAAAAAAGGATTAGCCGCTGGTGGCATGCCAACAGGTATAATGAGAACTAATCAAGCTGGTGTCATGGAAAGAGATTACAGAGATGAAGGTGGTTTTGTGCCAGTAGGTATAAAAGAGAGGGCTGATGATGTACCAGCTATGTTAAGTAAAAATGAATTTGTAATGACAGCTGATGCTGTTAGAGGTGCTGGTGATGGCAGCATTGAAAAAGGAGCACAAAGAATGTATGATCAAATGAAGAGATTGGAGAATAAGGTAGCATAATGGCTGAAGTAACAGAACAACGTATATTACCACCAGAGTTTATAGAAGCTGCTGGTAAAACATTTTTAGGAGATCTTGCAACAGCAACAGGTCAAGTTAAAACAGCAGATCTTTCCAAAGTATTTGGTCCACAGTTTGTAGCTGCTCAAGATCCTTTACAGGCTCAAGCACAACAAATAGCTACACAAGGTTTAGGAGCATATCAACCATTCTTACAATCTGCAGCTGCAAGGCAAGCTCAAGCTGGAGCATTAACAGGGCCAACAGCTTTTCAAGCTTTCATGTCTCCATATCAACAAGATGTTATAGATGCTACATTACAAGAATTTGATGTTCAAGCAGCTAAAGGTATACCTAATATTGCCGCTCAAGCTGTAAGCAGAGGTGTTCTTGGTGGTGGTAGAGAAGGTGTTCAAAGAGCCGAGTACCAATCAGCAAGCGACAGGAACCGTGCAGCATTACAAGCACAATTATTACAACAAGGTTTTGGTGAAGCTCAAAATTTAGCTCAACAAGCATTTCTAAATCAACAAACCTTAGCAGCTAATCAATTAGGATTAGGTAGAGCACAACAATCTTTCTTAGGTCAAGATGTTGGAGCTTTATCAACTCTTGGCGCACAGAATCAAGCGCAAAGACAAGCTCAGTTAGCGGCTCAACAACAGTTGGCTCAACAACAATTAAATCAACCATTAGGTGCAACCCAAGCTTTTGGTAGCGGTGTAACAAGTTTAATAGCTGGATACCCAGGTCAAACTAGACAAATAACAGAACCTAGTCCAAGCCCTCTAGCAACAGCTCTTGGAACAGGTGCAACATTAGCAGGTATATACAGAGCGTTTAATCAACCAGGCACATTAACTTCGTAATGAGTAGAACATTTAAAAGACCGATGTTTAGAAAAGGCGGTAACGTTGGTGTTGGTATTATGTCTGGTATTACAGATAGAGTACAAGCTGCAAGTGGTTATCCTAATCCTGAAGAAGAATATTTAAAAAGATTCGATCCTCAAAAATTTGCAGAAAGAGAAAACATATTAACAGATCAATTAACAGCTTTAGTCCCTGATATTAAGGAACAAGCTAAAGGTATAGAATTAGAAGGCTATGAAAGTCCAGAGGCTTTTAAAAGTGCAATGAAAATAGAAGAACCCAGATCAATTTCTGAGTATATAGCTCAACTAAGAGAGGGTGTGGGTGGATACCAAGGTACAGATCCTTTAACTACTTTTTTACTATCGGCAGGTCCACAGATAGCTACAGCCACATCTCTTTCTGATGCTGTTTCAAAACTAGGTCCAGCTAATAAAGCTTTACTAGATAGGTTAGGTAAAGAAGCGGAGTTTGAAAGAAGTCTTAGATTAAAAGGAACTGAGTTGGGATTCGCCGATCAAGCAAGAGCAGATGATCAAAGATATAAATTAGCTCTAACAGCTGATGAAAGAGACTACAAAAATTTCTTAACTCAGGATGAAAGAAATTATTTAAGAGCCTCTACTTTAGACAATAGAGCATATAATGATTTAACAGAGGATAAGAAACAGGCATTTCAAATTAATTTATTAAAACAAACAAGAGCTTATGAAAATTTAGATAGAGATCGAAAAGAAGCTTTAGATGCTAAACTATTGAGAGAACAAAGAGCATATGAAAAAATGACAGAACAAGAAAAACGAGCTTATGAGAAGAGATTAATAAATAACGATCAAGCGTTCCAACTTACAAAAATAACAGAAACAGTTAAAGCTCAAACAGCAGCTGCTGGTGGTAGTGCAGACTTTGTTACTATAAAAGAACAAGTTTATAATGATACTCAGGATATTTCAGCTGCAAACCAAATGGGTGAGATTTTAACAACTGAATATAAGTATGTGGATGGTGCAGGTAATGATCGAACAGGAACTTTATATGATCAAGCTAAAGGATTTTTAGCAAGTGAATTAGCTCCAGCTACTAATTACATATCCACTGATTTAAATATAAAAAGTAATTTAAAAAATTTTACATCCGCTAATAAGAAAAATTTTTCTGAAGGTATTAAGTATTTTGTAAATGCAAAAACTGGTGGTATTACAGAGGTAAGAAAACCAGTTAATGAGGCTGAAAAAGAAACGGCTAAAAAACAAGGAGGGTATATTGTAAAAAATTATAGTTTTAGTGACATACCAGAAATTAAAGAAATAGATCCTAATTTAAATGAAGAAGAAGAGATTGTTACAGAAACTAGACTTACAAGATCTGATGCTGAAAGAATAGCTGGTGAGAGAGGACTTACTTTAATACCAGAAAGACCAAAGGGTGATAAAAGTAAGACTTATATAAACCAACAAAAACAAAAATTAGGACCAAATGCTATAACAGTTAAGGAACTTGAAGATCTTATAAAAAAAGAAGAGTTTTCTGAAAAGTATAAGAACATAAAAGGACCATTTACTAAAAAATAGGAGCTAAAAGTGGTAACTAAATTTACTCCTTTAAAAGGACCCGAAGAAGATAACCCAACTAGTTGGTATACATCTGCAATTGCAGGTATAGGATCTGGATTAATAAAAGTTCCAGAAGGTGTTGTATCTTTAGCTGCTGAACTATTAGATCTCGGAGCTGATACAAACACGGCTGTAAAAGTAGAACAATTCTTTGATAAAATAAATCCCTTTGATGAAATAGCCGAAGCAAACGCAGCAGGTAGGTTAACGGAGGCTATAACTTCTATTGGTATACCTGGTGCTTATGGATTTAAGATAGGTACTAAAATAGCAAACAAGTTAGCAAAAAGAGCAATTGATGCTAAAAAAGGTGGTAGGTATGTAACGATAACACCTGGCATGAGTAAAGTAGCGGAAAGAACTAGAGCCTTAAATGAAAAAGCAGGTGTTAAAAGATTTGCTGCTGGAGTAATGGGTGGAGCAGCTGGTGAAATGTTTGTAGCGGATGTAGAGGATATAGGTAGTTTTGGGGATATATTTACAGGTTCACCTACTCGTTTAGATAAAGACGAAAGAGTTGAAGGGCGTGGAGATGCTACTCGTAAATTATTAAATAGAGTAAAGTTTGGCTCTGAGTCTTTATTGGTTGTACCTTTTGTAGCGGGTGTGGGTAAAAGCGCCAAGCTTCTAGCAACACAAGGCAAAGAATTAGCTTACAGTAGTTCTAGATTTAATAGAGCTTTAGCTAAATTAGCTTCTACAGTCACCCCTGAAGGAGGTCTTACTAAAGAACTTTTTGAAGGCGTAAGAACTTTTGGAGGTTTAAAAGCAGGGGATATAAATGAAGCTCAAAGACTTTTTAAAAATATTACCAGAGAGATAAACAAAATTTTTCCAGAATTAAAACATGTGTATGATAAATCTTTGACGAAAGAAAAAGATGAATTTATGGAACAGCTTAATGAACTTTTATTAAAGGGAGACTTAGATAAAGGAATTAATGTAAATAGATTAGATAATTTAGTTGATGCTCTTAAAGAAAAAAATATTAGCAAAGAAGCAAGATTAAGAATTAAGGATGTTTTAAATGAAGCCAGAGGTGAGTTTAATAGTTTAATAAAAGTTGTAGAGGGGGCTGCTCCTAAAAAGAAAGCTGGAGAGGTGGTAAAAGAAATAAAAGGAATTACAGCTGATCGAATTAAATCTTTTATAGGTAACACTTATAATATATTTGAACAAAAAGGTATTCTAGGATTTAAAAAATATTTACCTACTGACCAAGTATATAATGATACAGTTAATGTTATAAGACGTAGTCTATCCGAAACAAATAAAAAACCTCTTCTTGATGACACAACTTTTAGAAAAGATGCGGAGATGTTAGCAGATGAGATATTAAAACAAGTTTCTAAAATGAAAAAGCCCCCTGCTTTGCCTAATAAAACTTATAATAATTCAACAATGGAAGGACAGACTGAAAAAGCATTCACTCAATTAGTAGATCTAGGGGGAACAATAAAGGTAAAGGATAAAAAAATTATTATAAAAGACGCTGATAAAAAAGTTTTTCAAGAATTTTTTGGTAAGTTTTCTGACCCAAGATATACTATTATTCAAGGAATGGGTGCACTATCTTCTTTACGTAGAACTGTTGGATTTTTAGATGATATAAATAAAACAAATTCTGAAATTCAAAAGACAGCTCTTGGAGGACCTCCGATAGGTAGAGGATTTTTTTGGGGATCACAAGAAGAAGCAGCAAGAGCTACAAATAATGTAGCTGACATAGTTCCATTGGATGATTTAATGAGTGAATTAACTCAAAATGGTATAATTTCTAATCCTTTAATTGGAAAATTTACCACAAGAGAAATAAAAGAAGCTCTTAGAAATGCAACTGGCGTTCAAGGTAAATTAAATTCTTATGGTATTCTTGAAACAGTGGATCAAACAAACGTAGCTAAAAATGCAGCCACAACTTTATATAGATCTCTTCTTTTATTTCCTAAAGGTGTATCACAACTTGCTAAAACAGTTTTATCTATACCAACACACTTAAGAAATTTTATTAGTGCAGCTGCATTTAGTGCAGCAAATGGAATTATGTTTAATCCAAGACTAGTAAGACAAGGTTTTGATGAGGCACTAGGAGGTTTAGGTCCACGTACAGCGGCTGGAATACTTAGATTTGGTGAAAGATCTACTAAAGAACAAGAGGCTTTATATAGAGAATTATTAGAGCTTGGTGTGGTAAACTCTCAAGTACAGGTGGGAGATTTAAAAAGTTTATTTAGAGATATGGGCTTCGGTGCTAAATCTGTTGATATAGATTCAGGTCTTAAACCAATGATGAGTAGACTCCAATCTTTTGCTAAAGGAGCGTTTAGAAGATTTCAAGGTCAATACATTGCAGAGGATGATTTTTTTAAAATATTAAACTACGCAGGTGAATATGGTAGATTAAAAAATGCATACACTAAAAATAATGTAAGTAAAACTATGAAAGAAATAAAACAAGAAGCAGCTGACATAGTTAAAAATACAGTGCCTAACTATGATTATGTAGGTAACTATGTAAAACTAGCTAGAAATCTACCATTTGGTAACTTTATGTCGTTCCCCTCAGAGATGATAAGAACAACTACTGGTATTGGTTTTCAAGCCATTAAAGAAATGAAACACTCTAGACCTACAAAGGGCTCTAACATTACACCTGTAGTTTTTGATATTGGAGCCAATGCTTTTGTAAAAAATGATAATATTATGTATGGAACAGGTTTAAAAAGAATAACAGGTATGGCAACCACCATGACTGTATTTCCAGCTGCAATAACAGAAACAGCTAAAGCTGCGTATGATGTTAGTGAAGATGAGCTTCAAGCATTAAGACAATTCGTCCCTGATTGGTCAAAAAATTCTACGCTAGTTCCTGTAAGAGATGATGACGGAACATTAAAATACATAGATCTAAGTCACTCATTAGCTTATGATTTAATGGCAAGACCTTTTAGAACTTTAACTTTGGGAATACAGCAAGGTGAGTTGGATGGAGATAGTTTATTAGCAAGCTTTGTAAAAAGTTTAGATGAAGCTACAGCAGATATAGCCTCACCTTTTATTGATGAGTCTATTTGGACTGAAGCAGCTGCAAACGTTACTTTTAGGCAGGGAAGAACTAGAGATGGCAGACTTTTATATACAGAGCAGACATCACCAGGTGACAAAGCTGTAATTAGATTAAGACATTTAGCTGATTCTTTAGCACCAACCTACAAACAATTTGTAAGATTGGGACAAGCTGCAGTAGAAGCTCCTACAAAAACTGGAGAGGTATTAGAATTGGATGATCAACTTGCAGGGTTTATAGGATTTAGACCTATTAAAGTAGATCCAGAAAAAGCTTTACGTTTTAAAATTTATGATTTTCAAAAAGGTATTAGAGAAGCTAGAAGAGAATTTACGGGAGGATATTTTGGTTTGTTAAAAGGTGGACCTGTAGAACCAGACGATATTATTGATAGATATATAGTATCTAACAAAGCTAGATTTAATGTTCAAAAAGAAATGTATAAAAATATTATTGCAGCTCAAACGTTAGGGACATCGCAGGCTGCGATTAGAAGAGAATTTAAAGATAGACAAATTAGTGATGATGCTTTTTCTGCTCTTAAAAATGGTAGATTTGTGCCTTATTTTCCATCTGAAAGTATACAAGATAAGTTTAGAGAAATAGGTAGAAAATTTGGTGGTATAAGTGCATTTAGAACTGCTTCTCCTACGGTTCGAAGTATTAAAAGAGACTTTCAAAAATTTAGATTAGAAGACCGTCCTATTTTTAACCAAGGGGGAATAGCTGAGGAACCAACACCAATAGATGATGTGTTACCCATATTAAGAGATATTAATGCTAATATGCGGGGCTTAAATTTAGCTGGAGATTTTGATATAGATTTTGAAAATTTTAAAACAATTATTGAACAACAAAATATAGAAACACCACCCATACCGCTACAAGTAGCTTCAGCTGAACCAAATGCTCAAGTAATCACGCAAGGACAACAAGTGGTAAATCAGGGGCTAAGTGCACAAAATCCAGGATTGACCAGAACAGAGAATGCCTTATATTCTGATGCAGAAAAAGAAATTGCTTTGAGAAACAGAGGAATTAAAAATGCCTAATGGAGATAAACTAAAACCCAAAACTACTAGAGAACATTTACTCTCTATATACGGATATATAACAGGGATAAAAAAAGACATGAAACATATGCATAATGGAATTCACGATTTGGGTGGTAAGATAGACAAAATCTATTGGGTGTTATTAGGCACGGTGGGGGCTGTGTCGTTAGTTCTTTTGGAGAGAGTCATGCAAATATTTTGAAGAAGATCCTTTTGGATCTCCTTCACTCGTCTTCCTAATTTTTTAGTAAAGTTAAAATTAAAATCTATATTATCTTCATTAAGAGTTTTAACCATGTAAGCTAAACTAAAGTTTAATTCTTTAGCCATCAAATAAACATATATGCTCACAAACTCTGAGTTGTGATGTGCTGTCCTAGGTGCTAAAGCATGACTTATTTCATGAATTATTATAACCTTAGTTCTGCTACCTTCAGGTAAATGCATTATTTTATAAAATGACTGCGCACCATTTTTTGTATATTTTTCTTTACCATTATACCAAAAACCATCGTGCATACATGGTTTACGACGTCCTCTAACATTTTTAGTTTTCACTTGGCTACAGTAAGTATGTCTTGGAAAAAAATTAAAACAAAGTTTATTTTTATATTTATTCCAAAGTTCAGTGGCATATTTATCTGCCTCTTTAGGAGACATTTGATTTTCACGATCCCAACCTTTGTGACCATGTTCTTTCCAAACTTTTTTCTCCCAATCATAAACTTTTTTTCTTTGATAATCTTTAGTCATTTCTTCTCCTTTTTATCTTTCTTGTTTTTATTATTTTCCTGTGCAGCTTTTTTAATACTAGCTTTGTATTTTCCCTGAACACCGTTGGCATAAAAATCTGCAAGCCACTGTTGTGTTATTACTGGTCCTTTTCGTCTGTTCATATTTTTCCTCGCATTTTTATTATGGGAGATTATAAGATATATAAATTTTGATTGCAAGAAAAATCGACAAAAAATAAAAATAAACTTCTTGACACAAAATGTTGTGGTTAGTTATCCACACCCACTAAATATTGTGTCAAGAAAAAAATTTAAATCCAAGCTTTTAATTCTTCGCCCATGACCTCACTTGCAATATTCATTTTATCACGAAGAGCTTTTTGTACTTTTGTATCTATTGTATCACCAGCAACTAAATCAATATAAGTCATAGGTTTTTCTTGACCAATACGATCTATTCTTGCTTCTGATTGTAATCTTTTTTCTAAATCATAACCATTAGAATAATAAATCATTGTGCTCGCAGCTGTTAATGTGATACCATATCCGCCCGTTTGTGTTGTGCCTACAAAAAATCTACACTCGGGATCTTCTTGAAATTTTTTTATGTTGTTCTGTCTATCTTCTTGTGGGGTAAGTCCGTAATAATCCACAACAGAATTTTCTCCATGAGCTTTTTTTATTTCCTCAATTATTCTTTCAACATCTTTTTGATAATAGGACCAGATTACAGCTTTACCAGACAGCTCCCAAATAATATCCATAAGTTCTGTCAACCTATTACAAGGCAACTGTTGCGGTTTTCCATCATCTGTTGCATGATAACCACACGATATTTGATGTAGTCTCAACAATTGCACCATGACTGTGGATGTAGAACAAACCTTACCTTCTAACTCTGAGATAGCGTATCTCCGCATCTCATCATAAAGTTTTCTTTGCACACCTGTAAGTTCTATTTCTCGGGTGACGTAAGTTGTTTTAGGAAGATCTAAACAATCATCTTTTAAAACACGTTCACTAAATTTTTTTATCTTATCTTCTAGCTCTGGTATGTTTCTTCTGTTGGGTCCAACAGGGACACTAACTGTTCTTGACCCCAGGTTCATAGTTTTCATGATGCAATAGTGTGCACGATACGCCCAATACGAATCAAACCCCAAGAGCCAGGAATCAAGAAACTGAGCCTGACTCCAAAGATCTAATGGTGAATTTGTGATAGGAGAGCCAGTTAAAATTCTTCTGTACTTAGATAGCTCTTTTAATTTAATAATATTTTTTGTTCTATTAGCCGTAGGAGTTTTGATAGTTGTAGACTCGTCAATTGCCACCATAGCTTTATGTGAATTTAAAAAACGCATGGCAAAATTTGTAGCTTTTGGATAAGAAAAAGCTTCTACATTCATAACTAAAATATGAAA